TACATGCCCTACTACCAGGTTGTCTTTTTTAAGCTGTTCTAAGTCTTCTGGAGTTTTATCATTAGCTAACATCCACATCACTCTATGAGATTGATGTTTCTTTGATCTATACTTAAGTCGACCATAACCGTCTTCTCCAACTTCTCTTAACCAGATCCAACAACCATTTTCGTCATGATGACAATATTTATCCCTATACCATTTAAAGCGTTCTTCATCCGATAGATTTGAAGGTATCATTAATTTTAATTCTATCTTTGGTCTTCCATCCCAGTACTTATCTCCATAGGTATTAAAACCATTATGTATAATTCCCTCATTCTTTATCATAAAGTCTATTTGATTATCTCTATTAGTTCCTTCAAATATATGATCTGGATTACAACACAGCTTCTCGTCACAAGAGTGGCACGCATAAAGTCCTTTTTTAATAGGTTTACCGTGTTTAGCAAGATATGTGTATCTGTATACTAAGCCTTGCATACCTTTCCAAGATACCATAGGTCTACCACGTTGGTTACAAGTCCCTTGCCATATCCAACAACTATTTTCATTGAGTATACATTTATTTTTTATCCTTTGTAAAAAAGCTTTATTTGATTGGTCTATATCTGTTCTCTGTCCTTGCATCGCATTCTCCGTTTAGACATAAAAACTTATATTACCATCACGAACTGCCTAAATGCAAACTTAAATTGACATCCCTTAAAGGGAATAGTACTATAGACTTAATTTCTAATTCAACTATTAGGACAATGTTAAAAAATTTTTATGAGGAAAATATGGAAAAATACAAGTACGGACCTTTAGTATTTAATACAGTGGATACTGACGATGATGACTCCGGTAATTTTTACTGGGGAGGGTTAGTCCCAGTAGGCTATGACGAGTTAGGCATACCTATAGATCACAGAGGTTTTCAATGCCTTGACCTATCATGCCCTTTGCATCCTTCTTTTGTACCACAACAAACTGAAAAAAATCATGTTTTAGAAACGTACCTGCCTGTGCCCGAATTGGTCAAAGATTGGTTTACTGATAATTTTTTAGAAATATCTGATTGGCAGGTTTGTTACTATATACTACGTTGGTATAATTATCAACAAGACAAATCTGATGCGTATTTGAAAATTGTCACAGAGTGTAATTCAATAGAGGAAGTGATTGAACGTGCATGGCCCGACGTACAGAAATCCTAAATTATCTTGTAGACCGTTTATCTACGATAAATACTACCAACGGCAACCTCACTAACGTGAGTCAAGTATCCCGTGGCTATAAGTATCTAGATGATATTAACGATTTTCCTACTATCACACTAGGGGGAACTCCACGTGAAGATTTAGTTGAAATAGGTGATGGACAACACCTCAGATCTCTGCGACAATCTATTAGAGCATATGTAATGAGTGATGAAGACTCGATTTACGATTCTGAGAACTTAGCACATGATATTGAGACTGTAGTTACCGACTATGCCGCTAACGCGGCAAACCTGTCAGTTCATCGATCACAGGTTATTGCAATCTCAACTGATGAAGGGCTATTCTCTCCATATGGAATAGTTGATGTAGAGGTGGAAATGGTTTATGAGGAAGACTAATGGCAAATAGGCGTACTGATGTTGTCAATTCATTTGTGACGCATCTTCAAGCTATATCTAGTGTTGAACCGCGTAATGTATATAAATCATATCGTTGGATTGATGAGTTAAATGATTATCCTGCAATTACTTTTGTCCCCCGTAGGGAGGCGCGATTGCATCGCGGTGCTGGACGTAAGCTTGCAGCACTTATCATTGAGTTAAGAGGGTATACCTATGGAGAAGGATCTACTGAGGCAGCAGAACTTCTAGCGCATGAGATTGAGCAACGTGTTCAAACATTTGCTGAAACTTATCGCCAACATCAGGTAGAGTCTGCAGTAATAACTACGGTACGTACTGACGAAGGCTTGATGAACCCGTATGGAGTATGTGACCTAAGTATAAATATAACTTATGATGTGGAGATAACAACATGACATCGAATAATAAAACACAGGTTACTACGTCTGTTGATGCACTAAACCGCAGCTTAGAGGCTCCGCCTCTGGATCCGGTTGTGCTTGCGCTAGCTAACGATTACCTATCCGGTAAGGGCGTAAACGAAATAGCTGATGAGTATGGAATATCTGAAGACCGCGTTACAGCGGTCATAGAGAAAAAGGAAGTGAAGAACTACATTGATTCAGTCTTCGCCACGCAAGGATATCTTAATCGAATTAAGCGCATCAATTTAATCAATTCAGTCATTGACCAAAAGATACAAGAAGCTGTGGAAACAGGCATCTACTCTAAAAAAGACCTTCTCGACTGGATGAAGCATCTACAAGAGGTGGAGACGAGCTTGAAGCCGAAGGCTTCTGGCCCTGCTGTAGCTGTACAGATTAACAATTATGACAAGCTGATGCGAGATTTAATGGAATGAACCGATTCACGCAAGACATGACTGGGGTTGGTGACTTCATCAATGATCCAACAGATGACTGGGACTGTGCTCCAACACGAGATGATGGGTGGATTGATGAATATGTTCGACAACACGTGGATAACGAATTGAATCGTGTGAGCTGGGACGAAAGACATAAAAAAATCGCAAGCGCTTCGCGCAAAGCAAATGAAAGCTGGGTGCCGCCCCGCGATGAGATAAAGAATGCCTAAGATATCAGATGACACAAACGTAGCACTACCCTTGCGTAACCTTATCAGTTTAATTGCAGGTGCGGCAATCGCAACATGGGCATACTTTGGCATTATAGAGCGACTTAATCAAACTGAAACAGAGATCACTATGATGCAAAGTGATGTAACTCAAAACACAGAGTTTCGTATTAAGTGGCCTCGTGGTGAACTGGGAGCACTACCAGCAGACTCAGAGCAGTTTATGTTAATAGAACACATAGCTAGTGAACTTGAAAAATTAACAACTGAAATTGAAGAAGGTCGAGCACCGTTTGACCAACAGCAAAAGTTAACACTCGATTTTTATGAAAAGCGTATACACAATCTTGAAGATTCATTAGAAAAATTAAAAGACGGTTTACTAGAAATGAAGAACGGAAATCACTAATGACTGAAACACTATTTGTATTATTTTTGACAATGGGTGGAGGCCCAATCGAATGGACTCCTCATTTTACACTATCTAATTGTTTAGGCGTTAAAAGAAAGATTGAGCGTAACATCGGTAAGAAAGCAGGAAGCAGATATTCTTGTAAAAAAGATACTGTTGTGTTAGAGAAAAGTTCAACATCAGACGAGTATTATATTGTAGAGTTCGTGGAGAATTAGGAGAAAAGACATGAGTAAACAACCAAGAGATGACGGAAACGATCCAATTCCCGTACTAGCTTTCAAGCAGCATCGTGGATATCAAGTTCCTTTTACTACATCAGCTAACACATCACCGCAGATATCAGACGCTACCCGTGTAGTAACTCTTTATTCTACGGTGAATGCATTTTTTGAAACCGGGACAGCTACTATTGAGGCTAATACCTCTAACTCACATTTTATACCTGCCCAAATTCCCTATGACATTTCACTGGGAGCAGACAATGTTCCGTCGCAAAACGATAAGTATATTTCAATTATTGCTACCACAGGTACAGGAGTGCTATATATAAGTGAGCGTGACTAATGATTACGCGCCTTAGACTCGCTCTATCACTGTCATCTATCAAAAGATTTTTTGGAACAGACGCAGTTGTACCTACTCCTCCTGTAGATGATGGCGATGGCGGTGATATCACTGCTATTCTTACTCAGTCAGGTGAGTTTATCCAGACTCAAGCTCTTGACTTTCTAGTTCGTCAATTTGCAGGAAACGAAGATGTATTTGGAATTCTTCTTCAAGCAGACGACCAACTATTATCCACAGAGTCAGACCAGTTTATACTACGTCAAGCAGCTCCTATTCAAGAAGGCTTTGGAGTTGAGTTAGAAGACGGTTCTGGATTTATTATAACTCAAAACTCAGAAGTTATAATTAGACAGCTTGCTGATAAGAACATTATAATTATGCAAGATGGATTTGAGTTACACACTCAACAGGGTGGAAAACTGTTTATAACTCAAGATTACTTAAATTTACAGAAGCGCAACAGTGATACAGAACTGCGCGATTTTCTGTTAACTCAATCAGGCGAGGAAATGATCATTGGCTAATAAAAAGATTACCGAACTTAATAATTTACAAACTCCCGTAGCAAATACTCAGTTTGTAGCAGTTGATATTGAAAATGATGAAACCAAATCGGTTACTCTTGCCAATCTAATCTCTACTATTGATACTAATGAAAATCAAAATGTAGTGCAAATTCAATCGAATGTTGCCTCAATTGTTGATACTGACGGTCATACAGTAACTCTAAGTGCTAATTTAATTCCTTTAACAGATGGAGTGTATGACCTTGGGTCTGCCGCTAAAAAATGGAAAGATCTACATCTCACAGGCGCATCTATCAAACTTGGTGGTATTACTCTCTCAGCTCTAGGTAATGAGGGGTTTACTGTTACAGGTGCTTCTGGTGAGCAAGCAAATGTCACCACTCCTAGTGCAGGTGGTGTGGCAAACGTTGCCCAAGAATTAATAGATGTTCAAGCTAGGCTTACTACTAATGTAGCTACTACTACCGCTGTAGAAGCTCGTAGAGTTGCTAACGTTACAGTAATGAATAACGAAGATACAGCTTTACAGTCTCGTTTAGCTACTAACGTTACAGCGTTTACTAACGAAGATACAGCTTTACAGTCTCGTTTAGCTACTAACGTTACAGCGTTTACTAACGAAGATACAGCTTTACAGTCTCGTTTAGCTACTAACGTTACAGCGTTTACTAATGAAGATACAGCGCTTCAAGCTCGAATAGCGGCTAATACTCTTGTAGCAGCTGCTAACGATTTTGTAACCTTTACCCGTCTTACTGCAAATATTGATTTAGTTCAAGATAATGTTGCTGCAATTGTATCTGCTAGTAGTGTAGAAACTCGTTTAAATGCGAATCTTGACGTTGTTCAAGATAATGTAGCTGCTGAAGCTACTGCTATCCAGTCTAGACTTACTACTAATGTAGGTATTACTACAGCAGTAGAAGCGAGACGCGTAGCAAATATTGCTGGTGCAGTATCTACAATTACAACAGGCAATCTTACAGCATCGCGGGCATTAGCTTCTGACAGTTCAGGAAAAGTTGGCGTTGCTACTACTACATTAGCAGAGTTAAACCATGTAAGTGGAGTTTCTGGTGCGATCCAGACACAGCTTGATGCGGTTGAGGCAAGACGAGCCGCCAATAATATTACTACTACATTCACTGATGATGTTGTGATAACTGGAAATTTAACAATCAATGGTGACACTACTACAGTGTCTACAACTAACCTTGATGTGGAAGACCGTATAATCATGCTAGCCGATGGGGT